GCTCCCGAGGGAGACAATCGACAATGCGGCCAAGGTAGGCCGGACCTATTATGCCCAGTGGGAACGGGAAGGCTATCTCAAGGCCACGCCCGGCAACGTCGTGGACTACGACTTCATCCGGGCCGAAATCGGACGGCTCGCAGCTGATTATCGGATCACCGAGATCGCTTTCGATCCCTACAACGCGACCCAGATGTCGAACAACTTGGCAGCGGACGGCTTCACCCTGGTTCTAACCCGTCAGGGATTCCTGACGATCTCGGAGCCATCGAAGCTCCTCGAGGTGAAGGTCATGTCCGGGAAACTGCGACATGGGTCTCCCGTATTGCACTGGAACGGGCTCAATGCTTCGATCGAGTCCGACGCGGCCGGCAACATCAAGCCGGTGAAGGACATCCAGCGGACCAACAAGATCGACGGGATCTCAGCGTTGGCGACGGCCCTGTCCCGGATCGTGGGTGCCGAGTCGCCAACTCTCGTCGGCGATCTGGCCATCGTCTAGCAATCCCCAGGGAATTCGATATGCGGGGCCCGTGGGCGAAACCGCGTACGGCTGGAGGATTGCCTCGTGACTATTCGCGACCGGCTGGCCCGGTTATTCCGCCCGAGGGCCGCCGGGATGATCGCGCCGCCCCCTCCGGAGTGGTTCATGCTCCACCCCTGGCTCCGAGAAGCCGGAGTGGCGATCACCCCAGAAACGGCGATTCAGGTATCCGCCGTATACGGCTGTTGCCGGCTCATCGTGGACTCGCTCGCGCCTGCGCCGATTCGCGTCTATGAAGTCGAATCTCGCGGGCGGCGGGAAATCCGATATGATGATGACGCGGCGTACACGCTGAATTGGGGCGCCCCGGCAAGACTCGCCCCGGATGCGCTTCCCGGCCAGGCCATCGAGGAGGCGCTCTACTGGAATGCGCTCACGGATGATGGCAACGGCTATGCCGAAATCCAGTTCGATGGGGCTGGGCGGTTCTTCGCCCTTTGGCCCATTGAGTCGAGCCGCGTCACGCCTCGGCACGATGAGGATGGATTGCTCTATTACGAGATTCAGCAGCCGATGGGCGGCACTGCGCGCATCGATCCCTCGCGTATGTTCCACCTCCGTGGCCCATCACTTCGCGGCTGGCTCGGAAATTCGATCGTAACAAATGCGGCGAAGGCGATCGGAATCGCGCAGGCCTCCCAGATCTTCGCGGGAGCCTACCTCGCAAATGGCACCGTTCTTAGCGGCTACTTCAAGAGCGCCAAGCTCGTCTCCGATGATCAAAAGAGCCGCTATGGCAAAAAGTGGCGCCAGAACTTCGCGGGATCCGACAAAGCTGGCGGTACGCCTTTTCTGGATCAGGGGGTGGAATACGTAGGGCTGAATCATGATGCGCAGAAGTCGCAATTGGTGGAGACGCGTCGATTCCAGGTGGCGGAGATCGCCCGCTTCTTCGGCGTCCCCCTGACACTCCTCGCCGAGAATGAGGCATGGACGAACCTTTCAGAGCTCTACCTGGGGTTCCGCCAGGCGACGCTTCTTCCATGGGCCTCGCGTTTCGACTCGGAGGCCACCCGCAAGCTCTTCCCCCAGCGGCAGCCATGGCGCGAGGTGGAACACGATCTTACCTCCCTCGTTGTCGGTACTGAGGCTTTCAAACGCACGGCCGAATCCCTGAACGTCCTAGTTCGGGGTGGGATTAAGAGCCGAAATGAGGCGCGAGCCATCCTCGGGGAGAATAGCGTCCCGGATGGGGATGAGTTGGTCATTGATGGCAACGTCAAGACGCTCGAGGACGTCCTGGATCCGCCCGAGCCCCCAGAACCTGCTCCGGCTACACCCGCCATGGAGCCGGCGGAGCCTGCCGAGCCACGGCGGCAACTGAATGGGCGATCGAATATCGCGCGCGCGGCGGTGGCTCTCGATCGGTTCGCCAACCGCTTGAAGGCAGAGAAGCATCGCCTGCACCGCAGACCCGCCGATGAGGCTGCGACTCGGCTGGCAGCGGAGCGCAGGAAGCTTGTTCCCGCCCTGATCGACGAGTGCGAGAGAGCCGCCGGTGACACTGGCCCGGATTTTGATATGCGGGTTCTGGCTCTTGCGGATGCCGTGCTCAATGGCGAGCCGGCACACGAAGCGGCGGAGAAACTGCTCAAATGATCACGCGAAACGTTCCGGCGTGGTTCACGAAGGCAAGAGAGATCGCTGCGCGCTTTGCACCGCCTGGCGGGCAACCGTTCTCCGCCGCGAAGAAAGGCGAGACTGCGGAGCTCTATCTCTACGACGCCATTGGCAAGGATCCCTGGAGCGAGACCGGCATCGATCCGCAAGACGTGGTGAAGGAAATTCAGGCCGCCAAGGGAAGTGATGCCCTAAACGTCCATCTCAATTCCCCCGGAGGCTTCGTTTTCGATGGGATCGCCATCTACAACGCTATCCGGGCTTTCGATGGGCCGAGAACGGTCTACGTCGAGGGGCTCGCTGCCTCTATCGCCAGCGTCATCGCTCTTGCCGGCGATGAGGTCGTGACGAATGAGGGCGGTACCTGGATGATCCACGATCCGATGGGCGGTCTCTTCTCTTGGGGTACCGCCGATCAGATCGAAGACGACGCCCGGAAGACCATCCAGCCACTTCGCAAGATCCGCGAGACGCTGATCGACATCTACGTAACCCAGACGGGCCGATCAATCTCTGAAGTCTCGGCCTGGATGAGCGCAGAAACCTGGATGACGGCCGATGAGGCGAAGGAACGCGGCTTCACCGATGAGGTAGTGAAACAGGAGAGGGCGCCCGAGCCTGATGCCAGGGTCGCGGCCAAGGCTCCAGCGTTCTCGATGGCCGAAGTAGCGAAACTCTCACCTCGCGTCGCGGCCGAGCTGGCTCGTGCGCGCGTCGCGCATCGACTTCCCGGGGCTGGCCCCGGTTCGCCCGGCAGGCCGGGCAAATAACGAAGGACGGGAGCCGGGCGACCGGCAGGAGAAGTATCGATGAACAAGCTCGAAAAACTGCGGCTCGCAAACGCCGAGTTGGCGAAGAGCATGACAGCCCTCGCCGCACTGGCGGAAGCCGAGAGCCGACACCTCACGGAAGATGAGGCTACGCAGTTCGGCAAGTGGGATGAAGAGTTCAAGACGAACGAGGCCGAGATCGCTCGCCTTGAACGACTCGCGGAAATCCAGGCGAAGACGTCGCAGCCCCAGCCCCGGATCGTCCAGCCGATGGATGAGACAACCACGGTAACGCCGATTTCCGCCACCGGGGCGACAATCACCGGCGGCACCCAGGCGGCATGGAACTACCCGAATCATGGCTTCAAGAAGGGTCCAGGCGAGTTCCTACTCGCCGTCTACAAGCGCGGCACCGATGGCTACCGGGATCCGCGGCTCATGGTCGATGCGGTCACCACCTTTGGTGGAGAGACGGTTGGAGCCGACGGTGCCTTTGCTCTCCCGCCCGCCTTTCTGCCCGGCATCATGGATGCCGTCATGCCGGAGGAATCCTTCCTCCGCGCGCTGAACCCCGTACAGACGAACTCCAATGTGCTCGTCGTCCCCAAGAACGAAAAGGCTCCATGGTCCGCCACCGGAATTACGTCAGCGAAGACTTCCGAAGGAGCGGCGGGAACGGTATCAAAGCCGGCCATCGGCGAGGCGCGGATTACGATCTACAAGGCACTTTCGCTCGTCCATGTTTCCGAGGAAGCTCTTTCTGACATGCCCTTCCTCTCGTCCTGGGTGTTCTCGCAGATGGGGCAGCACCTCAACTACCAGCTCGAGAATTGGGTGATCAACGGGACGGGCGAAGGAGAGCCGCTCGGCATTCTGAATGCGGCTTGCACGATCGCCTTGAGCGATGCGGACTCGACGGCTAGCGCGATCGGCGCCGTGGATGTGCTCACCATGGAGGCTAACCTGCTCCCTGGGGGCAGCGCCGCGTTCTGGGTCGGGAATCCGACCATCTTCCCGGCCATTGCCAGCATGAAGACCGGCAGTGCTGGGTATCCGCTCTTCCAGCCGGACATGACGCAGCCCTCACGCCAGTCCCTTCTGGGCCGGCCCTTCTACCGGTCGGAGGCGTGCCCTATCCTGAACGTGACGGGGGATCTCATCCTCGTGCAGCCCGGTGGCTACATCTTCGCCACCAAGGCCGGCGGGGTTCAAGCGAGCACCACTGTCGGATTCGCCTTCGATCAGGATCTCCAGAGCTTCAAGGCCACGATCCGCGCGGGAGGCGCGCCGCTTCTCAGCGCCAAGGTGGAGCGGGCGAAGTCCGCCGGCTCAACCTTCGCCTCTCACTTCGTCGTCATCACGGGCGGCCGTAGCTAGCCCGGGAAAGGAGAACTGACATGGCAGTCACGACAAAGGCCCACCTTCCCCTGGTCAGTGCGACCGCGTTCAACGTCTCGCCGCAGGCCATCGATGACGGAGCTGGCGCTTACGGCACAGCCGTCAACGCTGGCACTGGCGACTGGGTCCTTGGCTCGTCTCTCCCCAAGGGCCGCAAGCTCTTGGTCATCGTCGAGACGGCGGGACTCACCGGAACGCCGACAGCCCTCAAGGTGGCGCTGTTCGGATCGGCAACCGATGTGAACGGTACCGCGGGGGCGGAGATCGCCTCCACCGTCACCGAATGGGCCACGCCGGCCGGGGATACTGTCTACACAACCGAGATCGACCTGGCGGCGGTGACAGACCTCACGAAATATTAC